CCCCGAGTAGTAGTCCCACCAGCAGTTCAACTGGATCTGCCGGTCCCGCAGCTTCCTGCCAAGCCTGAGCAGCCACCAGTCCGGAGACAACGGGGTGGTATCCAGCACGCGCGCACCCCACATCCGTTAGAAGGTGTAGCCCTGCATCTCTTCGGTCTGCTCAAGCACGCCCTTGGCGATCGCGTCCGCCCGCGCTTCCCACGCCAGAATCGACGCCACCGCAGCGTCGATCTTCCGCGGCGAGTCCGGATGTTCCTTGCCGATCTGCACGCCCGTCCGCGATACCCGCCTGCGGGCGTTCAGCATGTGCCGGGTCAGCACGTGCGACCCGTCGTGCGTCATCTCGCGGTCCACGATCGCGTTGTGCAGACGCTCGGTGGCCCGCACGATCTGCACTGCGCGTCCGCCCGACATCCACCACTCGATTGGATGGTCTCGCGCGGCTTTCACCTTCAACTGGGCGCCGTACTCGGCCTCCCAGTCGCCAACATGCCCCTCCCACTTGGCCGGGTCGGCGTAGAAGGCGACCACGTTGTACCGGGAGAAAGCCCCCTGCACCGCCGCGAGAACCTCAACCACCGGAACCTGCCAGCCGTCCGCTGCCGGCCCGTCCGGCTCCTCCCAAATGCCGATCGGAAAGATGTGCCCGTCCGAGATTCGACAGCCGATCAGCGCCGTAGCGTCGGTGACGCCGCGGTTGCGCTTGCGGGATCCGTCGAAACCGAGCGCGATCGCCTCGCCGTCCGCTACAACCCTTGATGCGTCCACGCAGGCGGCCCACTCCGGCTGGGCGAGCCACGAGTCGGACGCGTGAGTGATCTGGTTCAGGAAGTCCGCCCGCGCCGTCTGCGGATCAGTGCTCGGATCCCAGATGGTTGCGACGATCACATCCAAGTCGACATGGCCGCCGGCGCTGTCAGCGGAGTCACCGTAGGTGTACGCCAGCCCTTCCAGGAGCGACACACGATCGCCCAAGTCCGTCTCCGGCGGCGCCTCGCGATGGTCGTAGTACAGGCCGTCGTCCTTCGCACGGCCCTCCCGGATCGCCGCCCAGAATTGGGCCGACATCTCCGCTACCGATTCCTCGCCGGGAATGAACGCGTTCGGCGATTCGATGGTCGTGCCACCGATCTTCGCAGCGTTGATCCGCATCACCTCGGCAAGGCGAGTGCCGCGGTTGGACTTCACCCACTCCTCGGTCTGGTCCAGCACCGCGAAGACCGGCTTATTGCCCTTGACGGTCCGCGCCGACGACGTTATCGGCTCGATCTTGCCCCGCGGCAGGTTCACGAAGGTATCGAGGGGCTCCAAGCCCGGGTAGGCGTCCAGCACCGGGCCCTGCAGCATCTCCAGCAGCGGCGTCCACGTGTTCTTCGTCTGCGTCTCCGACACCGCGGCGATCTGCACCAGCGGGGTACGCACCTCAGCCCACGGCTTGCCCACCGGCTGCCCGTTGGCGTCCCAGCCGTCCGGCACCACCGGGCCGAGCGCTTCCACGATCGCCAACGCCGCCAGGAACGGGCTCTTGCCCCAACCACGCGGCCGGCTGATGACCCCACGCCTGAACCGGCGCTTACCAGTACGCGGGTTGATCTCGTAGAAGCGGAGAACGAAGTCCTCCTGCTCCGGGTACAGCACGAACGGCTCGTACTCGCCACGGTCAGGGGCGGCGAGCATCTCCGCGATCCAGTCGATGACGTCATAGCCCAGCGTGGGGACCGCCCCAGGCTCGGGCGGGATCCACGGCATGGCTACTCGTTCGACGCCTTGGGATCCGGCAAAGCGTGAAGCACCCCGCGGCGCTCCCTCGACGAGGGCACACTCTCCGGCCGGCGGCCGTCCGCCTCATCAGCCTGCGCGAACTGCATCCGCAGCCTCGCCCGGTCCTCCATCGTCGCGCCGAACTTCGCCACCCGCAGCCTGAGCTCAGCCGCCTGCGACAGATCACCCATCCAGAAGCGTGCGTGAATCAGCGCCGTGTCGAGGAGGAACTGCCAGTCCGTTGAGGAGAAGTGCTCCGCCTGAGGCGACGCCTTCCACGTCTCCCACCAGTCCACCGTGCGCGCCGGCCACGCCCACTCAATGAGCGCGCCGTCCTGTTCGACCTCGAACGACGGCAGCTCCGGCGCTTCCGCCTTCTCGAACCGCAGGATCGTCTGCTGATGCGGATCCTTATTCTTCCTCGCTCGCCTTGACGGGTCCTTCGGTGCGGGGCCCATACCGGCCATGATGCAACCTCCCATGTCGGGAAAGCGGAACACCCATGGCGGGTGATCCACAGCTCAAGATCGTGAAAGTCCCAGGCCCGTAGGCGGGGGCAGCCACAGCACCTTCCCGGGCGTGGAAAACAGGGCCGGGGGGAGGCGGTGGCAGGGGGTGCCTGGTCAGGACGTGGTGCTGATGTAGTTCACTCGATCGCACTTCGTGCTGTTGCATATGAAGTGGGCGCACTGGGCATTGCTCGGCTCGTGCGTGCCGCCCTTAGCTAAGGGAATGATGTGATCGATGGTCGGGGCCAGTGGGCTTGGTACCTCTGCCTCACGATCGACGGGTAGACCGCACAGTTGGCACGTCCACTCATCTTGCTCAAAGATCTTGTAGCGGTAGACGGGCTCTACCATGGCCTCTCGCTGGCGTGCTCGTCTTAGGTCATGTGCAAGGCGTTTGAGGCAGCGCTTGGAGCATGCTCGCGTGGCTGGCTGGTCGTGTACGAACCATGCTCCACACCGTTGGCATTGACCGCTGTACCAGCGTTGGCGAAGTGGCCGTAAGGCAGGACACCGACGGGCAGGGTGGCGACTAGGGATTCTGCTCGACAGAACGGGATGCGCGTCGGGGATCCAGCAGGCGTTGGTCCCTGCCTGCTCTCGCTTCTCCCATGCGTCGCATGCTGGGGAGCAGAGCCGTGTGGGCTTGTAGGTGAGGCAGGTGAACGGTGTGCTGCATGCCGCGCATTCGCGTTCGACCTTGTAGCGGCTGCGGTTGGCGGCTTGCCATGCCTGGCGTTCTGTGGCGGCTGTTTGGCGGTACGCCTTGAGGCGGCCATCTGCCTTGCGCTGGGCGTTGTAGGCGCGGTTCTTGCAGGTCTGCGAACAGTACTTGGCGGTGGTCTGCTTCGGCGTAAACGGATCGCTGCAGTGCTGGCATAACGCGGCAGCGAGAACGCCCGCCTCGGGGGTAGGGTCAGTCACGTCGATCCTGCTTTCACCAGGTCGGCCACGCCCCGGGAGTGTTAGCGCACTCGCCGGGGTTCTGTCTTTGGTTGTCCTTCCATGATCCCAGGTCACACTGACAAATACGCGCGATTCACTGCAATCCAGGGTGCTTTTCGGCAGGTCGGCGTAGCGGTGGAGGTCTGAGACGGGCGGCGTTTCCCTGCGCCGAACTCTTGCGATCGTGATGCCATGAGCACAGGAGGCGAAGATTCGGAAGGGAGTGGTCGTTGGGGTCGCCTATGTGGTCAACGTCGGTGCCTGGCTCAGGACAGCGAGTCTCGTCCCTGAGAGGTGCTGTGCAGCGGTAGCCGTCGCGCTCCAGGACTGCGGGGCGGATCTCGGTGTACCAGTTGGTGGGGAGCTCTTCTCTGCGGTTGGATCCTGCCCATTGGCCGGGCATCAGGTGTCGAGCAGTCCGGTTTGGGCCAGGGCTAGCAGGGTGAGGCCTGCGCACATGAGGGCCAGGACCCATGACTTCTGGATGGCGGCGACTACGGCTGCGGCGGCGAAGGCTACGAGGGCGAGGAAGAGGAGGATGTCCATGCGGGTTCTCCGTCGCTGCGGTGATTACGTACGGTAGGTATCAGGCCCGAGATTTTGGAGACTTTCGGCCTGGATTGTCACGCTTTGCGTTCGGCGCGGGAGGCTTGCCAACTCGACCAGTGGCCGGCGACGTTGGCCCAGACGGACATGATGACGAGCCATGGGACGGATTCTCGCCACCAGATCAAGGATGGGATCATGAGGGCGATCCAGGTGAGGGTTGCGGCGAGGTGGAAGTGCTGCCAGAAGCGGGAGGAGATGTCGGCCTCCCTCGCGGGGTTCAGGCTCGGACGGCTTTGCGCGTTCTCATGGTGTGGCGAGAGCCCCGACTCATGAGAAGACCGGGGCTCTCTACCTCCAGGAGCTACCCGGAGGATCCTGGTTTCTCGGCGTACGGCGTCCATCCGCATTCGTGGCAGAAGCCGTAGCCGCCGACGCGGTGGGCGGCCTGGCTGCTGATGACGTGGATGTCCACCACGATCAGGGTCGTCTTGCAGCAGTGCGGGCACCACTCTTGGCGGGGCTCGCCCACGCTCGACATGACGTGTTCGTGCTGTATCACGGGCGCTTCCACCAGTAGTAGGCGAGGACGTCTCCGTGCCACGTGTCCACGACGCCGGGCTGGAGTTCGTCGAGCATGGCCTCGTATGTCCAGTGGTCGATGTGGCGTTCGAACGGGTTGCCGTTCACGGCGTCCTGGTCGAGGTGGAGGACTGGGATGGAGATCAGCGCGTTCTTGGCGAGCATGGTGATGCGCGAGAGCAGCGAGCGTGCGTCCTCGGCCTCCATGTGTTCCAGGACGTCCCCAGCGATGACGAGATCCGACTTCAGCGCCTCGAAATAGACGTAGTTGACGTCCGCGACGATCACGCGGTCGTACATTTCGTCGAGACCGTACGTGGTCACATATGGGGCCCACGCCTCGATGGCCGTCCAGGACTTCGCCTTGTGGTGCGGTCGCATGAGCTTGGCGTACGTGCCTTCGCCAGGCCCGATATCGACGACGAGCTGTGGCCGGATTTTCAGGTAGGTCTGGAGGGCCCAGTCTTTGCCTTGCGGGTCTGAGGTGGGCATGCGCGGGTCCTTAGGTGGCGTGGAGGAAGCCGGGGCGTAGGACGGGGATTTCGGGGGTGGCTGTGATGCGCACCCACACCTCGTAGGTGACGCCTCTGGTGAGCGGGATGCTGGTGGCGGGCCCGACGAGGACGATGGCGTTGTTGCCGTCCCAGTCGGCGGTTTTCCAGTCGCCGCTGGTGGGGTCTTGGCCGTCTTGGACGATGGCCATCTCTATGTCGTACGTGGTCATGCCGGCCGGGCCGTCGATGGGGGCGCGCACGTATTCGGTGGAGAGGCTGGAGATTCGTAGCACCGCTGGCATCCCCCTCTGTGCGGTCAGGGGCAGGTGCCGACACGGATGGGGCCGCTGCGGCGGACGACTTTCTCCGGCGGCGCGTCGAGGCGGACCCAGGCCGTGTAGACGCCGGCGGTGAGTGGCAGGTCTGTGCCTGGTCCGATGAGGAGTTTGTAGCTGCCGTTGTCCCAGGCGGCGGTCTTCCAGTCGTCTTCTGTGGGTTCGCCGGATGCGACGACCGCGATCTGTCCGGGGATGCTGCCGGATCCGTCTACGACGGGGATGCGCAGATATTCGATGCTGGTGGCGGGTACGTACGCCATCA